TTATACAGCCCTATTATTAGCTGTCTTTTCTTTGTCTTTTCCATTCTTCGAGCCTGATGACATTTTTTTCTGTAACAATCTATCATATTTCCAACATACGTTATCGTATATATCATCTTGTTCTATAGTGTTTAGTTCTCTGTATTTTAAAAGTAAGTCATGTTCTTGATCATTAAGCCTTCCAATTTCTCCGCTTAGTCTCTTAATATCTTTATCAAAAATCGGTTCTAAGCCTGATCTGTATTTTTCTAATAATTCTTTTTCATCTTCAGAAAGAGATGAATTTGAGTCGTTACTATATTCGCTACCGGATATGATCCAATCAATTGAAACTCCAAAAACATCTTTAATGGATAATAATGTATCAAAAGAAGGTTTATTTTTATTACTCTCTATTTCACTTAATCGACTTTGTCCTAATTTTATTTTGTTGCAAAACTCTTTTTGATTTAAATTTTGATCTAATCTAATAGATTTGATTCTACTTCCTACAGTGTCCATTTAATCCCTCCTATATACGTTAACGGATAATAATATATCCGAAAACAGCAAATATTCATTGACAATATACGATATCGTATATATAATGTATTTAGATAGATAAGTACATCAAAATTTTATCACACTATCATAACAAAAGCAACAATTCTGCAACATTTTCTTGCATGTTGCAACGAAATCATATCTTTCTAAATACGTGCTCCCATCTAATGCACGAGTTAGCAACATAAAAACTATTTTAAAACTTGAAAGGAGTGAGATAAATCAGAAAAGAAGAATTAAATTATATAAGTTATTTAATGGATGAAAAAAAAGCTCAATTAAATAAACTCGAAGATAATTCAGGAGTACTTCAATCAAAGGAAGTAGATCATTGTAAAAAGTTAAAAGAAGAGTTGGAGATATTGCTTAGAATCGTAAAAATTCTCAATAAAAATGACAATGCCCCACCGGTTGGAGCGGTGGAGCAAATGCAGCACATAGTTAAAGGCATCCTATCATATTCAATGACAATGCAAATTGAAAAAATTGATAACCACAAGATAGAATTATTACTTTTTGATAACATTGATAAACGCCTGTTGGCTAAGCTTGAATTTAATATGATAGGCAAAACGCTTACACTGATGAATTATGAACTTTATTAATAAGCTCACAATGATGCTGATCTTGGGTCATTTCACATTCGATAGTAATCTCTAATACAGATTTTTGATTTATAGAGTCCCTATCAAAGAATGAAAAAATTGCCTGGTAACGATTTTCTTTGTTTGCGACTTGGCTACCTGAGTGAAAGTCCAAAATGTATCCGGGCTTCAAAAAAGTATTAGCAAACTCAATCATAGAATAGCAACAGGGACAGTTATTTTCAAAATCTCTCATTGAATAAAATCTTATCATTAGCACCCCTCCTTCCAATGCTATTTTAACATTGACGCAGGGATAAAAGAAGAAAGGAAGTGAAAATAGATGAAACACGGAAAAAGACCGACGCGAGCACAAAAAATCAGAATCAAGTCACATGGACTCAATCCTGATCATTGGTTAATCGTGAAAGACTGTAGAGAGTGTTTTCAGATTGTTCATAGAACATCCGGTGAATCAAGAAAATTAATACAAGGTAGAGAAGTGGTAGATAAATGTATTACTGAAAATTACAATGTGGTTGTTCGTATGAAAACGACCACAGGTAAAGCTAAGTTAACAATGAATGATGATGATCAGACGGCGACGGTAACGATAAAAGATACTTCAGGTAACGACCACATTGTAGAGATTGATTATGTTCGAATACTCAATGCAATGAAGACAAAAGCAGAATTAGTGGAGTTCATAAGTGAAGACTTAGGAAGCAAAAGCGAAAAATGTATTGCTGCTTCGGAGGTATAAAGACGGCAAGAGAGTCACCTCCTATGTCATTGTATTTTTAGTATTGCAGTTAGGACAAATGGCATAATTCTTGATGCCTACCCTGTAGAGTGGGGTTTGGCAGTTGATACAGTGGTGATTACTTATTGATTTGTTCTTTGAACTACTACTTTGAGATTCTTCTGTGGTGGCAGGAATCTCAACATCAAATTTAACCGTATGTTTTTTCATAGTGCTCTTGCCGTCATAAAAATTATAACATACGGTATAAAAATTTAATATTATCGAAAGGAGGATGCTTGATGCATAGCAAAAGAAAACTGACACACTTTGGTGTTGTCGTGAAGAAAAGACTTATTGAAAAAGGTATGACTCAAGTACAGCTTGCTGAAATGGTTGGCACGAGCAACAAGTACCTCAACCTGATCCTATATGGTGACCGATCGGGTGAAAAATACATTGACAGCATTGCAAAAGTACTCGGTTTGGACCTTGAAAATTTTAAACAAACAGCGTAGAAGGAGGTTATGCATGAAAAATGTTAACGTTTTTTTAAAGGAGATCAAAGAGCTGAAAGCCGGAATGGAAAAAAGCACGGAGATTTCAAAAGATTCACAATTGATCATACTTGAGAGGAAACAAAAAGAGCTCAAACGAAAATCGGAGCAGATCAGTAATGAGATTGAACATGAAGTTGAAGATTTCTTTGGATATCTCAACCTGAAACAGGCAAGCATTGAAACACTAAGCACCATGAGCATTTTTGTGGAAGAAGAACTTAAGAAAATTGAAAGACAAATTGAGACAATCAAAGTGACGCGAAGTGAATAACCGGAGGAGTTTGATGAAAAAATGGCAAAAGAAAAAAGAGCATCCATGGACAAGACGAATACTCTTTTCAAAAGCCGTGATGAAAACTTTCATCTCCTTCATTTTACTCGAAAAAAGTCACCTTGTAAAGTACAAAGGGGTGAAAAGAATTGACTGAAATATTTGTCACATTAGAGGAAGCTGCTGAATTAGAAAATATTAGTTACAAAGGTATGTCATCAAGATTACAGCGAAATCCTCAAAGTTATAAGACGAAAAATGAACCTGGCATCAACGGAGGAAAAGACAGAGTTTTAGTTGCCCTTTCCTCTCTCTCTAAAAAGGCTAGGCGTGGACATAAAGAACAAAAGAACATCGATGGGAGGGATGTTGTGAATGATCAAAATATAAGTGAAAATGCACCGTGGTATATCGACATAGATTTGAACTGGTACATTGAAAAATTCAAAAAGCAATATTACAAAGCCGTTGAGCTCGGACGTCAAATACAAGAATTTCTTGATTATAACGAGGGCGATCGTACGACCTATGCGGAGGAATACGCGGAACAACTGGGCATAAGTCAACGGACTTTATACAGATACTCTCAAGCCTATCTTGAAGCCACAGCATGGGCCATAAAACGTCAAAAAGAAGATGGACATAATTATGATTTTTTTAAAGTCCTGTCACTTTGTCGTAAACCCAAGCAATGCTTCACCTTCCCATCACTTAGTGGGGAAGTTAAAGCCTTCATTGAAAATGTATGGTTCGATAAAACCTTTGCAGCAAATAACGGAACCGTTGAAATGCTCTATGAGAAACTTGAAGAAGTTGCTGAGCTTAGATCGTGGGAATATCCGTCTTATCAGACAGTGACGCGCTATATCAATTACTTGATGAATGAAGCCAGAGCTAAAAATGCTCATTTGCTTGCCTCCAAAGGTTCCAAGGAATATAAGAACAGAGTCATGATCAAAGGAACAAGAAATACAAAAGCATTACCGGTGATGGGATTAGTTCAGGGTGATGAACATACCTTTGACTGCTGGGTGGCATATACCCATCCAAACGGCAAGGTAAAAGCGATAAAGCCAAAGTTAGTTGCATGGGTTGATACAAGAAGCCGTGTCATCATAGGCGATGTTATCTGTGTTAATGCAAATTCGCAGATATTAAAACAATCTCTTCTTAAGATGCTCTATAGTGATCCGGGAGGGGTCCCACAGTGGTTGTTGATTGATAATGGTAAGGATTATACAGCTAAGACAATGACAGGCAGAAGTAGAAAAGAACGCTATAACATTGACCTTTCCTTTGACAGTGAAACAAAAGGTTTTTATCGGAGTATCGGTATAGAGGATGATTTTAGAAGTATTCCATATCAACCTTGGAGCAAAGGTCAAGTCGAGCGCTTTTTTGGAACGGCATGTAATCGATTCACGAAATGGGTGGAATCTTATACGGGAACCTTAACCGGATCATTGACCGATGCCAAAGTAAAAAAAGATGTCAATGGAATGTTGGAGCGCGGTGAATTATTAACCATGGAAGACTTTTACAAGGAATGGTCTAAATGGCTACATGAAAAATATCATCAACGAAAACATAAAGGTCTCAAAGATCAAAAAGAGATATACCAAAAGCCCATGGAACTCTTCATGAATGCAGAAGAAAAGTATTACAAACCTGCACCGCCAAAATCATATGCAACGATACTAATGATGAAGGCAGAGCGCGTTCATGTCTATAACATTGGAATTAAGCGTTTCGGCTATGAATATCGCGCACAAGAGCTTGGAGATTATGTGGGAGAAAAGGTGGATATTAAATATGATCCGGAAGATGTAACCAAGCTATATGTCTACACAACAAAAGGTGAAAAGATATGCGAAGCAGTTGCGCAGGAATTGTTAATGATTGCACCGAGAGTTCCACAAAAAGCCCTTGAAGAACATATTAAGATGCAAAATACACAGTTTAAGACCGACCGACTTCGTAATGATTATTACACAACGCCTTATGGATTGCGCGAAGACCTTGAGCAAAGAATTGAAGGGCATGTGAATGCAGACAGTGATGTTGTCGGCATTGAATCATTCTATATTAAAGGTCAAGGCAAGGAAAGTAACGTGGTTACTTTACCACAAGATAAACAATATATGAAAGACATCAAAAACAAGAAAGCAAAGGTACAGCAGGAAACAGATAACGAATTTTTCAACAAAAAAGCTCAGAGTGCACTCAATAAATTGAGAGAACTGGGTTAAATTTAAGAAAGTGAGGATGAAACGATGGAAGCAGTAGCGACGATTTATACACAAGAAGTAAGAACATTAGCACAAAGAGTGAATGAATACTTAACAAGTAACAAAAAGACAAAGGCCCAATTGGCAACGGAACTTAATTATTCAAGAACAACAATATCAAGATTTTTGTCAGGGAAATATGACAGTGACACAACAGAGATTGAAGCAAAGCTTGAAGAATATCTTAGAAACAATACGGACTCACCTGAAAGTAATAGTAACAATGAATCAACAGGCGTTCGAAAAGTGACAAAAAGAAAAGGATTTTTCGAAAGCAAGGACGCGTTAAACGTTATAGGTGTATGCAGCTCTTGTCAAGAAGATATGGGATTAGGAATCGTTGTAGGAAAGTCAGGCTTTGGAAAAACAAATGCATTAAAATATTATGCACGAATGCCTCGTGTAGCCTACATTGAATGTGACGATACTATGTCAGCTCGTGACTTAGTAGAAGCTATTGAGAGATCTCTTGGAATACCACAAACCTATGGAACTATTTGGAAAAGAGTCAACGGGATTCGAGAGTTTTTCAATGTCAATCATGGATACTTACTCATTATTGACGAAGCTGACAAGCTGATCAGCAAGTACACGCAAAAGAAAATGGAAATCCTCAGAGGTATCTTTGATCAGTCAGATGTCGGAATGGTGATAGCCGGTGAGCCAAGACTTGAGGCACAGATAAAAAGTTATCTTGCACGTTTTGCGAATCGAGTTGATTTCTATGCTTCGCTCAAAGGCTTACATTCAAGCGAAGTTGAGAAATATCTCTCGGACTATAGCATCGAAAAAGACGCTATGAGTGAATTGATGTCTAGAGCATGTAACAATCAAACAGGTTGTTTTAGATTATTGGACCGGACTTTAAATAACGTGATCCGAATCATGAATGAGAATGAAAAGGATGTGATTACGCTTAAAATTATCTCACAAGCCAGTAATATGATGATGCTTTAGTTTCAAAATAATTGTCAAAGGAGGTTCATATGGAACAGGTGTTAAGTTTAAAAGATGTTATAACATGTGCAATCAATAAAATAGAAGTAGGAGAAACAAAGAAAGAAGCTGTTCAAGAAATCACTTCCTATGTGGAAAATAATTACATTAATAAAGCGATGATTCAGGACCTAATAAATTTACCACTAGATGATGTAGCGATACTTCATCAGGAAGGTTTTGATTTTGGAGTAAATGGTGGCGAATTAAACGGAATAGTTTTAAAGAAGGAGGGACAGAACAATGGCGAGAAAACGTATTGAAAACAAACCATCAATCAAGAGTTGGGAAGAAGTCAACGAAGCATTAAAGGAAATTGCAGAAGGTGAGATTCTTGTTGAAGACATTGAAGGTGAAATGAACAGACAGATTAACGGGATCAAGAAATCTTCACAGCTTGAAGCAAAACCACACCAAGATAAAATTGATAAGCTTGGCAAGGATATCAAGGAATTTGTAACAGAACACAGAGATGAAATAGAAGGTAAAACGAAAGTACTCAATTTTGGGAAAACCGGATTTCGTTTAAGCACAACAATCAGCATTCCTAGAGCCAAAGAAAAAGTGGCGGCTATTATTAAGAGTTTGAAAATTCGAAAGATGACAGATTGCATCAAGGTTGAAGAGAAGATTAATAAAGAAGTCCTTAAAAAATATAGTGAGGATGAGATCATTAAAGTGGGTGCAAAGCTTAGAAAACAAGACGTCTTTTGGTATGAAACGGCAAGAGAAAAAATCCGCGAATCAAATTGATGGGAGGTCTGTTATGGGATACAACAACCGGGGGCGTTTATACGCTCCCAATTATAGTATAAAGACCATTTGGGGCATTGCAAAATCACCGGAGCTTCTTCTAAACAAAGAGGACTTATATTCAATCATATACATCGAAACAGGAAAAGATAGCATGAGAAAACTCAGCCAAAATGAAATCAACAAAGTTTGTGCGGCCTTACTTAAGATGAAAGATTCAACTAAAGGAAAGCCCAAAAGTAACAGAACAGATGTCGGAGGAAATAAACGAACACAGGCGCAACGGCAAAAAATCTATAGGCTTACTGAAGAACTTGGATGGAATGACAACAATGCTAGAATTAATGGATTTGTCAAAAAAATGTTTGGCGTTGAAAGGCTTGAGTGGCTTGACAAATATCAGTGTAACAGACTTATTGAAATGCTGAAAAGTATGGTTGAGAGAGAAGCCGTTAAAAAGGCAGGTGACTCAGTTGGCAACTAAAAAGAAATACAAGAAGATGACCAATAAGGAAAAGCAGCATGCCAAAGAATTCCGTAAGGAACTAAGAGAAAAAGGCATCATCCCTCCTATCAAGCCAAAACTCAACCGCAACAACTTTGCCAAAGAGGTTATTGAGGAATGGGAAAAGGATGGAGATATTTTCTACCTTCCAAGAGCTTTGGGGTGTATTATTCCAAGTGGTGCAATAAAAACCAAAATAACACCTGAGCAGGTTGGAGCTCTCAAGGTCATGAAGCTTGCCTTGGAATACAAGAAGTTTGAAGAAGAAGTCAAGGCTCGTGGCGAAACAAGTTACAAAGCAACGGAGCTTTATGAGAAGGTTATTGCTCCGATCATAAATCTATGAGGGAGGTCTACCATGAATACAGTAAAATTTAAAGTTGATATGGTCGCAGAAATAAAGGATATTCAAAAGGCATTGAAAAAGCGTGGTATCACAGTAAATCAGGCGAATACGAATAGATTCATCAAGTTAATTCAACAAGGAAGTTTCTCATTAAACTTTGAGTTCTATGAGGACACTCCACAGGATAGAGAAACACTATTAATGTACGGATTTACATTTGATAAAAAGGAGGACTCAAAATGATAACCAAGAAACTAATCAAGTATAATTTTTCAAAAGGAAATGCCCCAAAGTATATTGTCATTCACGATACAGGAAATAAAAACAAAGGTGCGGATGCAGAGGCGCATTACAAATATTTCAATGGTGGAAATCGAAATGCCTCAGCTCATTATTTTGTTGATGATCATGAGACTATTCAAACAGTCGAACATTCAAACGCTGCTTGGCATTGTGGTGATGGTAAAGGTAATTATGGAATAACAAATTATAATTCAATAGGGATTGAAATTTGCATAAATAGTGATGGTGATTATGACAAGGCGGTTCAAAAAACGATTGAGCTTGTAAGAACTTTAATGAAAGAGCTTAACATCCCTATTGAAAAAGTTGTAAGACATTATGATGCAAGCAGAAAGAAGTGTCCGGGAACAATGAGTTCAAACAACTGGGAAAAATGGACATGGTTCATTAATCAGATCAAGCAAAGCTCAGATGAAAGCGAACAACTCACGCTGATCATGGGAACGACTCAAGCAACAGTTGAGCAAATGGTATCATACGCACTCAAAGGAAATCCGAATCCAAAGCTTCCAAACTGTACGATTGAAGAATTAGCGCAGTTATTTATTGAAGAAGCTGAAGTTGAAGGTATCCGAGGGGATGGGGCTTGGGCACAGACGCTCAAGGAAACAGGATATTTCAAATATGGTGGTATTGTTCTTCCTGAACAGAATAATTATTCAGGTATAGGCGCGCTCAACAACAATGCTCAAGGTGATGCTGCAAGGTTTGAAAGTCCACGCATTGGAGTTAGAGCTCAGATGCAGCACTTGAAAGCATATGGAAGTACTGAAAATCTAAAGCTTGTATGTGTTGATCCACGATTCCATCTCGTAAAACGAGGAGCATCTAAATACTTTGAATGGCTTGGTTATAAAGATAATCCAAACGGTGCAGGTTGGGCTTGGTCCGGTAGTGGATATGGATATAGTATCATTAAGATACTAAATGAAATTCTTAAAGAACCTAAAGACGAGCCAAAAGAAGATAACAGCAATATTCCTCAATGGCAAAGCGATGGATTAAAAAAACTAGTAGATAATGGGGTTATTGATACGCCTGAGTATTGGAAAGGCAAGCTCGGTGAACAACCCACGCTTGGCGAGGTAATGGGCATACTAGCGAACATGATTTGATGCAAACGAAACACTAAAGGGGGTGGACGCTATAGACAGTCTAATAAATGAATTGACACCGGAGATGATTCCTGATGGAGTTTATAGGGAAATTGCTGAAGAGATTGGAGTAAAAAACTTTGTCAAGCTAGCTGAGATAATCGGTGGTTCAACCTTCTATATCCCAAAGCCAGATACTTTTCTGAGACCAGTTAGAGATTTGAGGATTAAAGAAGAGTTTAACGGATACAACCATGCCGAGCTAGGTAAAAAATATAACTTGAGCGAACGTTGGATAAGGGCTATATGTGGTGAAGGTCATATCGCCGGGCAATGCACCTTGTTTGATTTTCAAGGGTGACGCTAGTATGAAGTATCTTTCAGAAGTATTACATCTATAGCTTTCTCAAATAAACCTTTAATATAGTATTAAGAACAAAGTTCTTAATACTATATTTTTTTTAAGAAAATTTTAGAGGAGGCGAAGGTATGGAGACAACACAACAGTTCTTGACACAAATCGCAATGAACGTTGCTCTTGCAGGTGTTGCTTTATTAGCGGCATATGCGACAAATGCGATGCATAAGCTAACGGAAAAAGTCAAGGCTGAAACGATGCGCATAAAAAGTGATGAACAACGCAAGCTTTTAAACGATGCACTGGATGATGTAGACATTCTTACAAAAAAAACAGTCGCACAGATTGAGCAAACGACAGCAAAGACCCTTAGAGAAGCTGTAAAAGAAGGTATACGTGATAAGCGAGAACTTGAGGCCTTATCTATTCAAGCTTTTAACGAAATTGCCGAAGCGTTGAAGCCTGAGAGTAAAGCAATGATTGAGGAAAACTTTGGTGATTTCTCAAAATATTTGACAAAGGTCATTGAGGAAAAAGTACTTGAACTCAAGAGTGAAAGTCAATAGGGGTTAGCATATGGAATTAAGTTGGATACTTCAATCGATTACAGCATTGGCTGTTGGTGCAATAGCATATTTCTTAAAAGGGACAATGGCTGATATAAAAGAAGGCATAAAAAAGAATGACAAAGAAATTGAGAGTTTAAGAAATGATCTCAATGATTTAAAGAGTGATTTACCTTTTGTGTATGTATTACGAGAGGACTTCATTCGGACACTGAATAATGTTGACAGTAAGATGGGAAATATAGACAGCAAGATAGACAAAGTCTTATTACAGTTTAAAGGGAGAGCGAGGGGAAATGATGATGGATGAGCGTACAGAAGTGGAAATTAGACTCAACAAAGCAATTAGAGGATATATTATTCGTGCCTTAGTTAAGGGGCATCAAAATTCTTTGTTGCTTAGGCAGATCACAAATGCGCTTGTGGCAGATGGCTTAATAGTCTCGCCGGACATATCAAAACATCTTGATTATTTATCGGAAGCCGAGTATATCGTTTTTGTAGATAAATCGGTAAATGCCTATAATGCTTACCGCAAAGATGCCGTGATTAAGCTAACAAGAAAGGGCGTTGATTTAGTTGAAGGCACGATAGATGATCTAGGAGTTGATGTCTGATGGGAAAAGAAAGGTCAAGGACGAGAATTAACTCAAAAATAGATGCTTTGCCAGATGAAATTAGAGAGCAAATCGATGACATGATTATTGATACAAATAATACCTATCAAGAGATTGCTGACTGGGTTACTGGTCAAGGCTATGAAGTAAGTAAAAGTAGTGTTGGAAGATATGCGATAAGAACAACAGGTGCTACACAACGATTAATTGAAGCACAAAAGCAAACAGAAGCCCTCGTTGGAGTAATCAAGAAAAATCCGGATATCGACTATACAGACGCAGGACTCATGATGCTTATGGATGGACTTGTCAAAAAGCTTTCAACGGCTGAAGAAGAGTTTGATAACATGCCTTTAGATAAAGCGGGGCGACTTATTACAGCGATTAGTCGTACCAAGGCTTATAAAGACAGAGTTAAACAAGATATGAAAAAGAAAGTTGAACTTGCCTTTCAAGAACTTGAAAACCAATTGATGACAGCGATTAAATCAGATCGAACTTTAGCAAAAGAATTAAAATCTGTGCTTGAAAGAGCCAAAGAAAAGATGGTGCAAGATGATTAAATTGGATGAATATTTAGATCAACTAAATGAAGAAGATGCTGAATTACTGGAAGACCAAGAGTATCAAAAAAAACTTTTTGCAAATTATGTTATTAGGAATGACGAGCATTATTTGGTAAGAATGCAATTGCAAAAAGAATTTGAGGCCGGAGAAAAGTTGACAGGACCTAAAGGATTAAGAAAGCGCTTAGCTGCTTTTGATCTTGGATACTTTGGGAGAGCATACCTTCCACATTACTTTTTAAGAGAATCTCCAAAATTTCATGAGAAATTAGATGAGATTTGGACAAAAGGCGTGATGAAAGGGTTAAATCCAATAACGGACAAGAACAAGATTTCAAGATCTAAAGGATGTAAAAGAGCAACGGCAGCTCCTCGTGGTCATGCAAAATCAACCAACTTCACATTTAAAGATACCTTACATGCAATCGTCTTTGAGTATAAACATTATCCGATTATCTTATCCGATAGTACAGAACAAGCAGAAGGATTTTTGACAGATATTAAGACAGAGATTGAAGAAAACAAATATATCATCGAAGACTTCGGAAACCTTAAAGGAAAAGTCTGGAAAGCTGGCGTGATATTGACGTCAACCAATATTAAAATTGAAGCGATTGGCTCAGGAAAGAAAATACGTGGACGAAGACACCGAAATTGGAGACCGGACCTTTTGGTTCTTGATGATATTGAGAATGACGAAAATGTAAATACGCCGGAGCAAAGAAAAAAACTTACGAACTGGTTCTATAAAGCAGTGTCAAAAGCCGGGGATACATATACGGATATTGTGTATATCGGAACTATCCTACACTATGACTCATTACTTTCCAAGGTGCTCAAGAATCCTGAATACCATTCGGTAAAATATCGAGGAGTTATTAGTTTTTCTGATAAAGATGATTTATGGAGTGCGTGGGAAGCTGTTTACACTGATCTAGAAAACGATCACAGGCAAGAAGATGCAAAAATGTTCTTTGATGCCAACAAGAAAGAAATGCTTGAAGGAACGGAAGTCTTGTGGGAAGCAAAGCTCTCTTACTATGACTTAATGATTATAAAAATATCTGAAGGTGAAGCTTCATTTAACAGTGAGATTCAAAATGATCCTATTGACCCGGACTCATGTGCTTTTAACGAAGAATGGTTTGATTTTTATGATGAAACATCGGTTGATTTTAAAGATTCAAGGTTCATTTTTGTTGGGGCGAATGATCCATCACTTGGAAAAAATAAAAAAAGTGATACATCTTCAATTATTATTATTGCGAAAGATACTCAAAGTGGATATATGTATGTGCTTGAAGCATCCATTGAGAAAAGAAAGCCGGATGCAATTATTGATGATTCGATTGAGACGTCTAAACGGTTAAAAAGGGACTACAAAAAGCCCCTGTACCTATTTGGAGTTGAGACGGTTCAGTTCCAGCATTTTTTCAAGGATGTCATGGTCAAGAAGAGTGCTGAAGTCGGTGAATATTTACCGATAGAAGAAATCAACAGTGTATTAAATAAGAACATGAGAATTGAGTCATTACAACCGTTGATTAAAAACAAATATATTAAGTTTAATGCAAAACATAAAACATTACTTCAACAGCTAAAAGAATACCCTATGGGAAAAAATGATGATGGTCCTGATGGACTTGAGATGGCTGTTCGATTAGCACTGAAAATTAAAGGAAACACAAAAGTTGATTATAAGTCAGTACTCAGTCGAGCAATGAAGTTCAAGCGAGGAGCATTTTAGGAGGTGAGCAGTGTTGAAAGATGAAAAAAAAGGAAAGAAGGCACCTAAGCTTTATGAAATTGCCGTGGCTCAGGTTCAGGATAAATACTCAACCTATCCTTCAAATGGATTAACACCAATCCGCCTTGCTCAAATATTCAGGGAAGCAGATTCAGGAGATGTCATGAGACAGATGGAACTCTTTGAAGAAATGGAAGAGAAAGACCCACATCTATTCTCACAGCTTCAAACGAGAAAAAATTCCGTTACAGGTCTTGATTATGAGATTATTCCGTTTTCGACGGATCAGAAAGATAAAGATATTGCCGAATTTGTAAAGCAAGAAATTGAGAGCCTTGAAAGTTTTGAGGATGTTCTTTTAGATTTACTTGATGCCATTGGAAAAGGCATAGCCATGAGTGAAATCATATGGGGATATGATGAAGGTAAAGTCACAATTAAAGATATACGATGGCGTCATCAAAAGAAATTCTTTTGGGATGAAAATGACACGCTGAAGGTAATTACAAAGGAATATCCTGCCGGAATAGAAATTCCTGAAAATAAGTTCATCATTCATAGCTATAAAGCAAGGTCTGGACATCCTTCACGAGCAGGCGTTCTTCGTGTAGTGGCTTGGATGTACTTATTCAAGAATTATGACATCAAGGATTGGGTCAGCTTTTGTGAAGTATTTGGGATGCCTCTTAGACTTGGGAAATATAATCCTTCAGCAAGTGAAGAAGATAAACTTGCGCTTATGAGAGCATTGGTTCAGATTGGTACAGATGCAGCAGGCATTATACCGGATGGAACTGAAATTGAATTTAAAGAAAGTTCAAAGACATCCTCAATCAACGTGTATGAATCCCTTGCAAGATATTGTGATGAACAAACATCAAAAGCAGTTCTTGGTCAAACATTAACATCTGATTCAGGAGGAGGGTCATTTGCACAAAGTAAAACGCATAATGAAGTAAGGCATGATTTGACCTTGGCCGATTGCAAAGGCATATCAGCAACACTTCGAAGAGATTTGATTCGTCCGCTTGTTCTTTTTAACTTTGGAGAAGACAGACGAATTCCATATATTAGATTTGATGCGGAAGAAGCAGGCGATTTAAAAGAAACAGCAGACATCTATCAAAAACTTATCTGTGATATTGGTTTAAAAATACCCACATCACATTTGTACAAAAAGTTTAGCGTTCCAAAGCCTGAAGATGGAGAAGAAGTGGCAACACCTCCAAAGGATAACGCGCCTTTACCATTAAAGGCAGACATGAAACTGATTGCTAACAAGGAAACGGATCAAGCAAACACAATCAGCAAGGAATATCAAAACCGCATTGACAGATTTGCTGATGAAGCAACAGCTCAAAGCTCCAAGATATTTGGCAAAATGTTTGAGCCGATCATGAAACTGTTAGAGGGTGCAGAAAATCTTGAAGAACTGAAGCAACAGCTCGAAAATGAAAAATTTGTTGAAATGCTCTACAAGGAAATGGATGCTGGCGACCTCGAAGAGCTTTTACAAAAAGCTATGTTCTACTCGGACATGATTGGAAGGATGAAGGAAAATGAAAGAGCTGTTTGATCTTCTTACAAAAGATATAGTCTTTGAGGAAGCTGTGAACTATTTCAAAGATAAGATTCCATTGAAGCCTTCAGAATTCTATAAGTTGGCTGAAGAATACAAAGCGCTTGCATTTACAGTTTCAGGATATACCTCAGCACAAGTGATTTATAAGTTTCATGATGAAATTTTAAAGGCTATTGAAAACGGGACGACCATGAGGGACTTCAAGAACAACATGAATGAGTTCTTAGAATCAAAAGGATATGAAGGTATCACGAATTTTCAAGCAGACAACATATTCAGGACGAACATGCAGACGGCCTATCAGGTGGGCCATTATAAGCAAATGACATCTCCTGAAGTCATGAAGCTTAGACCCTATTGGCAATACGATGCAGTAAATGACAAGCATACGAGACCTTCTCACCTTGCCATGGATGGACGTGTATTTAGGGCAGATGATCCTATATGGGATATATGGTATCCACCGAATGGATTTCGATGTAGGTGTGGAATTATAACCTTGTCGGAAAGGCAAGTTAAAGAAAGAGGGCTTAGAGTTGAACAAGGTGCACCTCGAGCAGCTGAAGTAGGAGGAAAATTTGTAAATGTAATGCCTGATCCGAAGTTTTCGAAAAACCCTGCAATAAATTCATTTGAACCTGAACTTAAGAATTATCCAAAATCAATTGAAAAAGCATTCGAAAAAAGGGAAATGTCGACAAAAGGGAAAAAATGATTTTAACGTCTAATAGGATGGTTTATACCCCTATCTAAGATGTTTATACCTGAAAGCGAAAACACTAGCGTTATAACGCGTGCTAACGGCGTTATAAGTTAGGTTAAAAACATAAAGGGTGGTGGATGTGTGAAAAAGAGATTTGTTTTAAATATGAGCTCTTCCGAAATTCAAGGAGCTCCTGAAGTGGTTAAACTTTTAAAGCTTGGAAAAATCAAGTCGCAAAAGGGTGATTTCTATGTAGATCAAGAAAGCTTTCAAAGGATAAGAAATACCTTTAAGAATCGGGCTATTGATATAGTCATAGATTATGAACATCAGACGCTTGAAGATGTTCAAGCTCCTGCCGGGGGTTGGATAAAAGATATCATCCTTCAAGACGGAGCAATTGCAGCAAAAGTTGAGTGGACACCAAAAGCTCAAGAGTATCTAAAGAACAAAGAATATAGATATCTCTCTCCTGTAGTCCTTGTCAGAAAAAGTGACAATAAGGCTGTTGTGCTTCACTCGGTAGCGTTAACAAACACACCTGCAATAGATGGGATGTTTGCAATAATAAATTCAATAAATATTGATGAAGATGAAATTGAAGGAGGAAACAACATGGATTTAAAAAAATTAGCAGAGCTTCTAGGACTTCCTGAAGATGCAACCGAAGAGCAAATCATGCAGGCCATTCAAATGGTTGTTGGTGAGCTTGGCAAATTGCAAGAGCAGCTTAAAAAGAAAGATGGTTCTGAAGGTGAAACGGAGGTTGTTGCCAACAAGGTAATCATGGGTCTTTTAGGCTTAGACAACAACGATGCGAAAACAGAAGATGTGGCGGCTGCCATTGTAGCCCTTAAGAATCCGGCAAACTATGTTCCTGTTACTGAGTTTAATAAACTTAAAGAAAGGCTTGATAAAAAGGACAGTGATGAAGTGGTTACCTTAGCTTTAAAAGCAGGTAAAATATCAGCGGCTCAAAAAGAATGGGCTGAAGAATACGCTTTGAAAGATCCTGAAGGGTTTAAACGATTTGTTGAAAAAGCTCCGCAAACCGTGCCAATGGGTGAAATCGAACATGATGATGTTAAAAAGTCAGATGGTAGAGTCGAAGAGACGACAATGGCAGTTTGCAAAATGCTTGGTGTAAGTAAGGAAGACGTTGAGAAATACGGAAAGGAGGAAAACTAATATGTTAAGTGCAGGAAGAAACACGATTGAAATTCAAGACGGTAAGACACTTATATTGCCGGTTAAGTCAAATGCAAAAATTTTTGAAGGTTCTCTAGTTGCGTTGGATGCACTAGGATACGCTATCGCAGGAAATACAGCTGAAGGATTGATTGCAGCAGGGAGATCGGAAGAATTTATTGACAACACTGGTGGTGTAGATGGAGCTGTTACAGTTAAGGTACGCCGTGGTGTCTTTAAATACAACAATGATGACACCGATCCTGTCACAGCTCAAGACATCAAAAAAGAATGCTACATCCTTGATGATGAGACAGTCACAATGTTGGCAGTCGGCACATCAGTGGCAGGTAAAATAATCGGATTAGATAATGACGAAGTACTCGTCGAAATTCTTTAATAGGGAGGAACAATATTATGATAGTAAATCAGCAAGCATTACAAGGTATTACAACTGGATTTAAGACGATTTTCAATAAGGTTTTTGGTGAAACAAAAACTCTTTGGGATAAGGTTGCAACCAAGGTTCCCTCCGAAACAGGTGAAGAAAGTTATAAATGGCTGGGTAAAATTCCTCGGATGAGAGAATGGATTGGGGATAGAGAGATTCAAAATCTCAGTGGTTCTGACTACACAATCAAGAACAAGGACTTTGAACTAACAATTGGCGTTGACCGTAATGACATCGAGGATGACAAAATCGGTGTATATACTCCAGTCATTCAAGATATGGCCCAAAGTACAGCAACGTTCCCGGATGATCTTGTCTTTGGACTTTTAAAAGATGGGTTTACAAACAAGTGCTATGATGGGCAACCGTTCTTTTCAGATACTCATAAAGTGGGCAAAAAAAATATTAGCAACAAAGGGACAGCGAAGCTTTCAGTAACGTCTTATGCAGCGGCAAGAAGTAGTGTTATGTCTTTAGTTGATGAAAATGGGAAATCATTGAAGCTTATTCCTAATTTACTTGTTGTTGCTCCTGCTGAAGAAGCGACAGCTCGAAAAATTCTTTATGCTGATCAGATTGATGGTTCGACAAATATTTACAAAGATACAGCAGAGCTACTAGTTGTTCCTGATCTTGCAGGCAGTGATACGGCTTGGTATTTAATGTGTACGAACAAGGCTTTGAAACCAATAATTTATCAGGAAAGAAAAGCGCCGAAGTTTAATGCACTAATCAAAGACACCGATGAAAATGTGTTCATGCGAAAACAACATCTTTATGGTGTTGATGGCAGAGCAAATGCAGGATATGGATTTTGGCAAATGGCGTATGGTTCAACGGGCACAACTACTGAGTAAAGGAATGAGGCAATATGAGTTATTGCACGATTGAAGAAGTCAGAGGAATGATTAAGTCGGATGCACTTAATGTGATCATCGGCGATGAATACATTGAAGATGAGCTTGAGCGTGAAGCAAAAATTGTTCCTTTAGTAGAAGAAGCAATTGGGGATGCAGATGGGGAAATTGATGGATACCTTGCTAAGAGGTATCCGGTCCCTGTCTCTCCGACACCCAAAGTTATAAATAAGTTTAGCAAGGACATTGCAGTGTATAATCTTTTTTCAAGAGCCGGAATTGATGAAGGAGAAAAGGAAAAAAACTTTCTCAATAGATACAAAGCTGCTGTGAGATTTTTAGAAAATGTAGCCAAAGGAGTTATTGACATAGGTGCCTCGGACAATACCAAAAGGGCGGCTACAGGATTTCAAGTTAATTCGAATCCAAGATTGTTTTCAAGAAACTCAATGAAAGGAATGTAATCATGTATAGCATTAGACTTGATGGAGATGTAAGAAGGCTTATGAAAAAGTTGAAAGACTTAGAGCGTGTCGAATTTAAGGGGGCAAGCCTTACTTTGGCAGAAACTCTTAGGGCTTCAACAAGGGAAAGATTTAAGCAGCAAAAAGATCCTGATGGTAAACCTTGGACAAAATCAATAAGAGCTGTGCGTGAAGGTGGATCAACACTCACTAAAAGCGCAGATCTAAAAAATTCTATTAAGTCAACGGCTGATGGTTCAGGCTTTGCAGTAGGTACAAATAAAATTTATGGACCGACGCACCAATTTGGAGAAGATGGGCGAAAAATAACCATCAGAGCAAGGACATCAAAAGGTCTTGTATTCAAAATAGGTGACAGATGGATTCGCAAAAAACAAGTAACCGTCAATGTCAATATTCCTCAACGTCCTTTCCTAGGAATTTCAGAAGAAGATATGCTTGAAATCAAAGGAGTTCTTGAGGAAATCGTATCGGAGGACTAATCAATGATTGGACAATGTAAAGAGTATTTGATTCAAAAGCTCAAAGATGCAGGCATCAAGTCAACAGTATATACAAGTTTGAAAAAACTTGAAAAATCCAGTGAAAGTCATATTGGAGCAGTTATGTTTGAAGCAGATAAATTTACTCGAAGCGGCTCAAAAACTATATATGTAGACCAAGGGGGCGACAAGCGAAAGAGAGTAAAGGTACTTGAGAGAAAAACAAGCTTCATTGTGGTGATTGGTGAATATAGTGAGGATAAGTGTGAAACAATCTTTGAAGAGTTCGTTGGTCTTTTGGATAGAGGAATATTGATAGACGGAAACTATACACCACTTGAATTAGAGGATGCAGATTGGGTGGATCAGAATGATAGCGTGTTAAAAGCAAAGATTGCAGTTCAGTTAAAAGTTACTTTTGAAGGTGGCGTATATAAAGATTCGCTATTTGCAACTATGAGTGAGGTTGAACAAACACTTGAGGAGGAAGGAAATGGAACAGAATAAAACAAAAAAAGATACATCTTCTCCTGAGTTAATCAGTATTGAAGAGTTAAAGAAAAAGTATAAAACATCGGATATGGTGTTTAGTGGTATTAAAGCTTTAGAAAATTGGCGAACAGGAAAAGTGATTTCAGAAGCAGATTATCAAAAAGCATTGGATGAATTCATGAAAGCACCGATGAGCGGAAAGAAGGTGGCAAAAAATGTTAAGAGACGTTAGTACAATCATCACGGATGGCGGTCTTGGCGCAGATACTATCAAAGGTGAAGGCATTCACTTCAAGATTGGTGTCTCTCCAATCGTATCAGATGTCCCCATTGTAATTACTGGAAGTATGGATGCAAAGAAAATTAAGGAAAAACTCGGTCTATCTCCACTTGCTGATGCCTGCATGGATAGTGTTGAAAATGGAGCAAACATGATATATTGCTTGCCTGTTGCAGCTTCAGTCGCAGGAACAATCGGTGACGTTGAAATGTCCGGTACAGGTCTTGGAAGTCTAACGGTTACCGGACAACCAAATAATGCTTATGACATCATTATTAAATTTACGGGTGCAGGTGGTTTTAATCAGGCGGTACTTCGATATTCAATTGATGGCGGTTATTCATATTCTGAAGAAGTAACTCTTGCAATTAACGGAGAACTAAACATCCCTTCAACTGGTTTAACCTTTACATTTACTGAAGACGGAGTGACGCCAGAAGATTCTTATATAATTGATGATGTTTATAAAGTGGTCACGGAATCATCTGAAATGACAAATCAAGAGGTTTTAACAGCAATTGATAAGCTTAGGACAACCAACTATTCATTTGAATACGTTCATATTGTTGGAGAATCAACCAAAGCTTTATGGGCAGCTGTTTCAACAGAAGTTGAAAACTTTATAACACTTTATAAAAAACCTCTCTTTTTTATTCTTGAAGCAAGAAATATTAACCAAGATGAGACACTGGACGAATATGCTCAGTATCTTATTAGTGAAAGAACAGGGCTTCAAAACTATGATATTCAGATTGTAACAGCAAGATCACTTTATACAAGGATGGATGGAACAATTAAAGATATCAACAATGCAGGAATTGTATGTGGGTTATATTCAAAGTCAAAGGTGCAGCAGTCCATTGGAGAAGTGAAAAGTTTCAGCATCCCTGAGAATAAAATGCTTGAACTCCTTCCAAAGGGAATCGAAGACTATATCGGTTTGCTTGATCAAACGAAGTATCTTACCTTTAGAAAGTATGAAGGAATTGAAGGTTGCTATGTCACCAATGCTCGGATGATGTGTCCTGACGGATCAGATTATAGATATGCAGAAAATGTCAGGGTAAAGAATAAAATCATGCGAGAGACAAGAAAGCAAGCTCTCCAAGAACTACAAAGCGATATTGATATGACAGATGTTCAAGGCAGTTTGGAAACAATTGCCAAGTTTATTCAGACACCACTTGATACAATGGCACGAAACAAGGAAATCTCTTCAGCAAGAATTGTTGTTCCTGAAGATCAAGATATCCTTGCAACGGAAAAGCTAAGCGTGATCATTCGTTTTATTCCAATTGGTCACGTAAGAGAAATTGAAATTGATCTTGGAATGGAAAATCCATTTAGAACACAGCAATAGGGAGGAATAAAAATGGCCATAATTAATGGAAAAAGCTATGACTGGGCTGATGTTGCAGTGAAACTCCCGGGGCTTGATATAGAAGTTCAGGAAATTTCATATGACGATGAGCTTGAAAAAGAAGTTGTCTACGGAAAAGGCAACAGACCAAGAGGATATGGAACAGGAAACTATAAATCAGAAGGCAAGCTTAGTCTTTTAAAAGATGATTTTGATGACTTAGTTGCATATTGCAAGCGAAGAAATGTAGCTTTATATAAACTTGTGATTCCTAAGGTTATTGTAAGCTATGCAAATGAAACACAAAAGACCAAGACAGATGAGTTAAGCACAGTTATTCTAACAAAAACGAGCCAAAAAAACGCTCAAGGTGATAAGTCGATTAAAGTCGATGTTGACTTCATCATAGTAAATGGAATCACTAGAGATGGATTGAAACCTATTTAAGCAAAATTGTTTTCAAAATAACTGACAAAAATTGATTAAGTTGGAGGATTAAAAAGATGGACGATAATAAAAAAGTAGAAGCAACAAAGACTAAAGATGCGCTTGAAGGTTACAAAGAAAAGTATGGCAAGTTATATCAGGTCAATGCAAATATTGAACCGGATGACACGACGACGATTGAACTTGAATACTATTTTAAAAAGCCTGCAACGGCATCCTATGACCGATATGTGAAGAGTACATCGCAAAGCCCTACAAAGGCACTCAAAGCCTTTGTTATGGATAATGTTATTGAGGAACAATCAAAGCAGCTTGAAAGTGATCTTGAAGAATATCCGGCTTTATGCTTAGGACTTGGTGAAAAGTTGTTGCATATGTTAGGACTTTCAAAAGATGTAAATTTAAAAATGCTTTAGAAGAACAGCTCCGGGAGGTAAAGAGTAATTTCGTTGAATCGGGTTCGCTTGAAATATATAGATACTTGCCTCCTAATCTTCTAAAGAAAAGCGTTGGAGAAATGGATATTGATGAATTTTTAAGAGCCCTTGCACAGGCAAGATATGTTCAAGAACTTGAACAAGACATAATGGCAAGAGCGATTTCAGAGGTCTTTTCAGACTAAAAGAACCGGCCTCTTTTAAAAGGTCGGTTCTTTCTTAGTAATCCAACTTTTGTATAAAATTGTTGCGTTTCTTACGGAGCGAAAAAAGCCTTCCTTTTTCTTGTCTTTGTGTTTTCCAATATTAAGTTGGCTTCCAATCCATAAAGAGTATGGAATGCTATAAATAAACAAAGGTACAAATATGACAAAGGATATTATAGCTCCGGCACATAAAGCGAAAATGAGGATTCCAAATGCAAACCATAGACCTGATAACATAATAAAGACCTCCTTTTCTTTAAATATATCATAAAAATGAGAGTTTTAACAGGGGGTGAAAAATAGTATGGGCTTAGATTCGATTTTTAAATTAAGTGTTATCGTAAACATGATAGATAATCTTACTGGGCCAATGGCGAGAGTCAATACTTCGGTGGATGGTTCGGTTGATAAAATACAACAACTTGATAAAACATTTGGAAACATGACCAAGACTGGCCTTGGAATGACAGCGGTTGGAGCGACAATTACAGATGCTGTTCTATCTCCTGTAGAAGCAACATTTGAAACACGAAGGGCACTTGGTGAGTTATCATCTGTTGGAATTGAAGACCTTGAAGCGTTAGAAGAGGCGGCAAAAGATTTTTCGGATACTTGGGCAGGAACAACAAAAGCAGATTTTATTACAGCAGCCTATGACATAAAATCTGGAATCTCATCCTTGACGGATGAAGCCGTTGCGCAGTACACAGAGCTTGCAGGTATAACTGCTAAAGGAACAAAGTCGAGCACTGGAGAAATGACGAGTCTCTTTGCCACTGGATATGGTATCTATAAGGATTTTTACAAGGATATGAGTGATTTAGAGTTTGGAGAAATGTTCTCAGCAGGTATTGCGAAGTCAGTTCAGCAGTTTAAAACAGATGGATCTCAAATGGCAGCTTCAATCCAATCATTAGGTGCTTCGGCAACCTCGGCAAACGTCCCGTTTGAAGAACAACTGTCAATTCTAGGAATGCTTCAAGCGACCATGTCAGGGAGTGAAGCCGGAACCAAGTACAGAGCATTTTTAAAAACAGCTGCTAAGGCAGGAGAAGATCTTGAGCTCAGCTTTACTGATGCAAACGATCAGCTCTTGTCCATGCCGGAAATACTTGAACAGCTTCGAGGAAAATTCGGAGATACAATGGATGCAGCTGAAAAAATGGAATTACAGAAAGCCTTTGGAACAGATGAAGCCGTTGCCATGATCGACCTTTTATATAATAAAACAGGAGATTTGCAAGGTAACATTACAACGCTTTACGATGAAATGGGTAATGGAGTTGGCGTGGCAAAAGAAATGGCGGATGCGATTAATCAGACAGAAGGTGAACAATATGATGTCTTAGGTCAAAAAATTGGGAATGTCAAAGAGCAAATAGGAACCTTGCTTTTACCGACGGTTAGCGAGTTTATTGATAAAAGCAGTGAGGTTGTTGATAAAGTCAGTGAATGGGTTGACCAGAATGAAAGCCTTGTAAAAGGGATTACATTTACACTTTTGACAATTGGAATAATACTTACTGTTATGGGAGCATTTATTGCAATTGGAGGTGGTGTTGGACTGATGATTACCAAAACTGTTAGACTTCTTGGAAGTCTAAGCAGTGGATTGAAAATGATAGGAAGTGGATTTGATACTTTAAGGATAGTCTCTATGTATGCCGGTGATGGATTAAAAGTATTTGGTAGTGGTGTCCTGAAGGGCGTTGCTTCAGCCAAGAGTTTTGTCATTGGCATGGCAGGCATGGCGAAACAGGCTATCATCACAGGTGTTACAGCGCTTCCGGGATTGATTGCATCCGTATGGTCGTTCACAGCTGCTTTACTTGCGAATCCTATTACATGGATAGTTATTGGAATCGTTGCTCTTGTAGCTGCTATTATTCTATTATGGCAAAATTGGGACTCGGTGACTGCTTGGCTTTCAAATGCTTGGAATGGATTTGTGAATGGTGTTAAAGCCGGATTTGATTGGGTGAAAAACCTTTTTGCAGGGATGCCTACATGGCTGCAAGTCGCCATTGCAGCATTTATGCCGTTCATCGGAATTCCGATGCTAATTATTAATAACTGGGGCACAATCACTGAGTTCTTTAGAAATCTTTGGGCAGGCATTACTGGAGTGTTTACAAACGGTATCCAAGGTATAAAGGATTTTATATCCGGGAGCTTGAAATGGTTCAGGGAGTCAGGTTCAAAGATACTGACAACCTTCACTGAAGGAATTAAGAGTGCGATATCAGCACCTGTTGATGCGGTCAAAGGTGGTCTTTCTAAAATCAGGAAGCTCCTTCCTTTTTCAGATGCAAAGGAAGGTCCACTTTCAACGCTTACATTATCAGGAAAGAGAGTTTTTGAAACCATTACTTCAGGTATGGTTCAGACGCAAAACCTTCCGGCAGAGGTAACGGAGGATGCATTCTCAGATGTGAATTTAGCTGCTAATCCTAAAGAGGATAAAATAGTATCTGAAAGTTCAGGAATTATTTCTAAGAGTGAAATCAAAAAAGTCAATCTACGGGAAATCAACAGGGAAAGAACGGAAAGTTCACAGAGTACAAAAGAAAAAAACAATGGAACAGTAATTCAAAACCTCGTGATAAAAGTAGATATCAGTAAACTCAAAGAGCTTCCAATGCTCTTTAAATTAGTAAAAGAAATTGAAGATTATAATAATGCTAATGGCAATGATCCTGAGCCTGATTTTGCATAAGGGGGGAGAAAATTGATTTACTTTGATGAAAGTACAATAAAAATTGGAGGTGTCATTCTCCCCGGACTTTTTAAAAGCATTGAAATTAAAGGTGATGCTCTTATTGAAGAGCAGGAGATTGAAGGTAGAAGTTCAAAATCAAAGCAAGCGATTGGATACGAAGATTCAAAAGTCAACGTTGAATTAATTTTGCATGAAGGGCCACTCTTGACAAAGCGTCAGAAGCTTGAACAAATTCAAAATATTTTCAAGAAGCAAGGCCAGTCAAAACCGATAGTTTATGAGATCGTCAATGAGCATACAGCTGCAAGAGGCATCTCTAAAGTTCTTTTTAAGAATCTGACAACTAAAGAGCAAAGCAAGAAAGATGAACTCACAGTAATGATTGAGTTTTGGGAATATATTCCTATTACGATAACGGCAACCAATAAAACAAAAGAAACGATTGATACTGCAAAAAAACCAACAGTATCATCAACGTTGACAGATGAATATAAAAGTTATCTTAATTCAGATCGTGGATCGGCACCAAAAATAAAAGATAAAACCAATAAATCACCTGCAACCGATAGTATTGGAGCACAACTATATAGAGGAAAACTGAAACAAATGCCCTACTAAGCGAGGTGAGACAATGGAAACAAACGAGTTATTTTATCCTGAAATCAGTGTGAAAGTTGGGAGTTATGGCTTCCAAAAAGGTATTGAGATTGAAGCATATTCCTCAAAAGATTCATATTTTGATTGGGCAAAGATAAAGTTTACTCAGCAGTTTAATGAGAAGATCACGCTGGGTAAGAAAGACAAGGCTTTGATTGAACTTGGATATGATGGAGTATTTGACGAGGTATTTGAGGGATATGTTGTCAATCCAATGAGCGAAGGCAGTTACTCAAATGAGATTGTTCTTAAGGATGACATGATACTTCTTGAGGAGACGTATATCACCAATACTTTCCTTGATGCAACGCCTCAAGAAATCTTGATATTTTGTCTGAACAAAGCAGGAATCACAGACATAAAGATATCTTCAAAGGTGTTCCAAAAGAAAAAAGTTGTCCCCGTGTTCAAAAAAAACGTCATATCAGTCATTGAGGAGATTCACAACCTTTGGAAAGTCAAAGAGCAGTTTTACTTCTCAGGTGGTGTGTTCTACTGGGGAGAGAAGCCGGAACAAAAGAAAATCTATGAGTTTGAGTATGGTGTGAATATCATATCTCTTAAGAGGTCCGGTGGTGTTTGGGAATTAGAGACAGTTTCAATGCCGTTTATAAAACATTCACAAAATATTATTGTGAGACACCCTAAAATCTCAGGAACTTTTGAAACGAAAAAGGTTGTGTTTACAACAAATAATGCAGGATTCATTAGAACAGCTATCTATTTTTAAGGAGGGAGATTCATGCTCGAACAAATGATCATTAAAGGTGCTAACAAACTGGTCGAAACAAAATATCAGCACATTAAGCTTCCTTCAGTAGTTTATTCAAAGGTTACAAAGGTTCAGGATGCTACAGGGTATTATGTGTATAATCTCAAAATACTTGACGAAAACAAGGAAATTGACACAAGATTCCCTGAAATTCCAAAAGTAAAATCAACAGTGGCTCTTGAATATGGAGATATTTGTACGGTGGTTCTTCTTTATGGACGACTAAACATTCACATTGTCGGGAAGGTGATATGATGGCAGGATTATTTGACGCAGATATAAAACTTGATGAGAATTGGCAACTCACGGCGGCTGCAAGTGGTGAGGCGCCAATCGCTTCAAATACGGAGTGTCTCATTCAAGATATAAGGCTTGAAGCTATGTCTCAGGAAGGAGAGCTCTTTTATGATCAAGATTGGGGATGGTCCCTTATTGATTTCATACAGGTGCAGGAGGATGACCTTATCAAGCTAGAAATTGACCAACGAATCAAAACGAAACTTTCAAGACGTGAAGAGATTGACAGTGAAACGATTGTAACACAACTCACTTTTGAGGATGACAAAATCTCAATCAAAGTGGCTTTCGAATTTATTAATGACTCCACTCAGTACAATTTGAATATTGCACTAGACAGAGTCAATGTTGAGGTGGTGATGATCTAATGATTGATGATAAGATACTGGATGAAATTATTCCGATTCCTGATCGGGAGGAATATCTGAACACTCTTGAACAAGAGCTCAAAGATGAAGGGTTTGCCATTACAAACTTTAGCTCAGGCGGTATATTCTACACGCTATTAATGATTCTTATTCAGATTCGTATTGAGCTTGTGAAGCTTTTGAGGGACGTTGTAAACAATATGTTTGTCTCTCATTCCCAAGATGTATGGATGGAACTGAAAGCAGCCGACTTCTCAAAGAAAAGAAAGCAGCCAACAAAGACCCAAGGATATGTCACCCTTGAGAGAGATGCCCCGGGGGATGCCGTGAAGATTGCCAAGGGTGATGTCTTCAAGACTGATCAGGATATCAATGGTGAGGAACTCCGATTCTTAGTTCTTCAGGATACAATTCTTCAGAAGGATTCGCTAAGTCAAACGGTACTCGTTGAAGCTGAGAAGGAAGGTTCAAAGTACAATGTTCCTCAAAATCAGATCAAGAAATCACTTACTCACATTGAGGGTGTTGACAGGATATTTAATGCTTCTGATTGGCTCGTTCAGGAAGGCAGTGACATTGAAGATATTGAGGGATTAAGGACACGGACATTGAACTCTTGGGCAGAGCTCTCAACCTTCCCTATCCGGGATAAGTACAAAAATGTTTGTGAGGCGGTTGAAGGTGTTCTGTTCGTAAGAGTTGATGACCTTCATCCTAGGGGACAAGGCACGGTTGATATTATTGTGACATCCACAGCAGGCGAAGCGACTCAGAGTTTGCTTGATAAGGTTGAAGCTGAGGCAAACACAATCAAAGGCCCTTATGATAACTTGCTCGTTAAGTCTTCAGAAACGGTTGCTCAGGATGTTGAAATTGTGGTTTACATTGACGAGGATACAAGTGACGAAGGCGTTCAGGAAAAAGCTGAAGCAATCATCATTGACCTACTCAAGATATCGAAAGACAGGGAGCTTAACAAGCTTTACAGGGATGATATTATTTATTATCTCAAAAAAGATATTCAAGTCTACAAGAAGTCAAATATCATTCAGCCTGCTGCTGATGTCATCTTGAGCAATGACAAGGTGATTATCCTTGGAACGCTCACAATAACGGTTGAGAGGGTGTAAAGATATGTTTGATAAATTTCAAGATTATATGTATTACCTTCTTTATGGGCCACTTAAGAAAGTTACAAAGCTCAAAAATCAGTTTTATTTACTCTTCAAGGTATTTGGTAAGGTATTTGATCAGATGAAACAGGATATCTTCAGAGTCCGTGAAGAGTCTATGATAATCAGTGCCAGTGAGAAGCTTCTTGAAGAACATGGACGTGACAGAGTGATGCAAAGGCTCAAGGGTGAGAGCGTTGAGAACTTCAGAACACGGCTTTCAATGAAAAACATTATTGCTGAGAAGGCAGGAACAAAGGAAGGAATGCTCTTGGCTCTCAAAGCTCTTGGATATGATCAATCAACTATTGATCCGTTTTATCTCCATGATCCTGAAAGGTGGGCAGAGTTCACAATCTACTTATCATCTAAACAACAAAGTAGCGTGAATGATATCACGATCATTGATAAGGAGATCATGAAGGTTAAGCCTGCAAGTGGAAAGCCTTCCTATGGAATAGGCTCAGAGAGTCAAGTGTCCATAAAGACTGAAGGAAACTACTACCCTTTTGATTATCCAATATGCAATGTCTTAATGTGTGGAACATGGCCTGAAGCTCAGACAATGGGAAAAGCGTTTGATTTGCTTCTGAGTGCTGATACAGAGTTCAAGACGTTTGACATTGAGGATTATCGTAGTAACACATTTTATGCTGAGGAGGAAAATTAATGATAACAACACAAGGGATTGAGGAGATCGCTCAATCAATAATAGACAGGGTTGACCATGGCAGTTATGACCTTGAAGGGGTGACCAATACAACAACAATCTACAAGACCTCTATCGAAGGAGATACAGTCATGATTTATTTATATCTTGAAGATGGTGTGAGTGGTGACTTGAGCAACTTTAAGCTCATATCAGTAACAGGAAACGACTTTGCAATTAAGCCTGAAATAATCAATAAGCCGGATACAAAAGGCTTGCTTGTAAGATTCAAATTCCAAGTAAAGGAGGAAACGCTTTATGTCGTATGAAAAGACTATTTGGGTTGATCACATTGTTGACCCTGAGACTGGCGAAGTCATTCAGCAAGGGACGAGGTTCACTGAAGCGAGAGCCAATAAGATGGAGCAAGGCATCTTTGACAATGATGCGCGATCAATAGGAAATAAGGAAAAGCTTGATAATTCTTTCTATGCTGACCTTGAGGCTTATTATGGGAATACGAAACTTATTGATGATTTTCAGGATGTGAGTGGATATGCTGCAGGTGGTTCAGTTCAAAGTGCAGATTTCACTAATGTAAAAGTAGGCAAACAGTCTTTAAGGCTTACTGAAAATGATAATGTACCTGCTTTTTTATATACTACAAAATCTTTTGCATTGGACGCTTCAAAGTTGAATAATGGAGAAGAATTTTCTGACGAAGATTATATCGTCGGAGTTGTTTATATAAGTGATATAGCAAAGTTTGAAGATTATGTAACTTTTAATCTTTGCTCACAAGAGCCTTATTCGAGTTCAAATTTTGCAGAAGTTAGAGAGTCTGTGTCTAACTTGAATACTGGATGGAATTATATAAAAAAGAAGAAATCAGAAGTTAATGTATATGGCGCATCTTTTGATTGGTCAGACATTAAAACAATTAGAGTTACAGCAAGGTCGGTAACTAATGCACAAGATGCTTATGTTTCGTTCCAGCTCCTACAACTTGTAAAGGCAGACCCATCTGGAACATATCCAAATCCACTTCAACGAAATGGAATTAGAGAGTTTGACTACCCAGAAAGCGTTGAGCCTGTTGTTATTGAAGAGTTTGGTGAAATTTGTATAAAACCATTAGCGGATGATTACGGAATATCACGGAAAATAGTAGGTCAAAAGAAATACACTAACTTTATTGCGTCTCTAGAAACTGAATGCAAATTATATAACCGCTCAGGTTATCTAGCATGGGAAGCAGATGCGAACAATCGGATATGGCTTGAAACTACATCCGCAGGTGATGCGAGAATAATAGTGCAAGAAAACGGAGTAAACACATTACACGATTTTGAATTTCCTAATCTTGCAGTTGGGGATAGAGTTAAGTTCATGCTTGAAAAAAATGGAAACACTGTTTTAGGAACATTTACGTTAAGCGGAGGTTATACAAGAACTTTTTATGCGATAACTAATTTAACACAAGAGGGTAGTTTAGCCGTATATACGAATGCAAACAACCCGAGGTGTTTCTCCGCCTCAATCACCGAGATATCCCATGCCCACCATGCAGACATTGCAGAAGTGGCGAAAAGATTGACAGAACAAGCATATGCAAGGATTAAAAATTCAATAAGTCAAAGCATAGCAAATGGAGTAGTAAGTGGGATAGTCTTTGATACAGTAGAAGATGATAACAGAAATCATTATAATGGAGTAGATGGTATTACTATTCGAGAGCAAGGTATATATTATATAGCAGCAGGGATAAGAATACAAGCAAATGGTACAGGAGAGAGATATATAGCTTTGAAACATGGTAATACAATTATTAGTTCGCAAAGGGTTGGTGCATCGTCACAAGAAATGGTTCTCCAAGTATCTACTGTTTATAGGTGTCTTAAAAATTATGATATAACTGTAGTGGTATATCAATCAGGTGAAACAGCATTAAATGTAATAGCAGCAACAGACTATTCACCTTATCTTGCTATTGCTAAAATAGGATGAAAAGGAGAGTGATAAAAAATGTTAAAACTAACTTACAGTAAGACTAATATTAATATTGGAAAACTTCATAATGAATTGGGGCAGCGGTCAAATCCATATTCATTAACCCATAATGATGTGGAATTCAATCTAATCTTTGCTGATCTAAAAAAGATTGAAACAGATATTCTTGATGAAGTAGACAACGTCATTGGAACCAATACCACATATCAAAAGCGAACATGCCAAACGGTGACTGAAACAGATGATGATGATGGGAATATCATTGAAAAACAAGTGGAAATATGGATTGAATACACCACAGAAGCAGAAGCCTTAATTAGTGGTATTGAACAGGTGATAACAAATCATGATCCGCAGGATAAAGAGGCTATAATTGAAACCGCAAGGATTGAGTGTAATAAAAGAATACTCTCAGGATTTGATTCTGATTGTCTAGGCGTTTCTAAACACTTCGATTGTGATTATACCGATCAGTCAACAATTCAAGGATTAGTAATCACAGCGATGCTTGGAGTTCAAGGATTAACAACAGAAAAATGTGAATGGAAAGCATCCGGTGAACTAGAGTGTTATGAATTTACTTATGAACAAATAATTATCCTTGGAACAGATATGAAAACGCATATACAGAATAATATTAATCAGTTTAATACAGAAAGGATGGAGATTTTAAATGAGCAATAAAATAATGTATACAATACTATATGTAATAATGGGCGCAATCTATTATCTAATAGAATTAGCTTTTAGAGGGTATTCACATTGGACTATGTTTTTATTAGGAGGATTGTGTGGAGTACTTATTGGAATGTTAAATGAAAATAAATTCACATGGGATACCTCAATTGCTAAAATGGTTATATATGCAGAAATGATAATCTTGCCATTAGAATTTATAACGGGAGTTATACTGCACAAGATATTGAAAATTCATCCTCCTATTTGGGATTATTCAGATTTACCATTTAATATCTGGGGACAGTCTAGTTTGATTTTTGCAATAATATTTATTCCAATCATAATTCTAGCAATTATAATAGATGATTATATACGGTTTATAATATTTAATGGGAAAAAGCCGAAGTACAGAATTATATAA